CTTACAAGGCTATCAGACATAGGCATACGGCCTTTAACCATTAAGCCTATCTCTGTTTCTTTAGCTTCAATATAAACACCAACAGGCTCATTCCAGTTATGTTGCCATAATATTTTAGGCATACGCTTTTTAAGCGACTTCTCAAAACAACCCTTCGCACAAATATCATTACCTAGATCAATATTCCCGAAAGTTGCTCCATAGCCTTCAAACTCATAATACTTTTCACCTTCAACTGTAACTTCTTTTGTTTCCATGTCTTTAAACTCAACAAAAAGAAGGTCGGCTTTGTTCTCATTTGGCATCTTATTTACCTCAACTATATGTTAAATAACATCTACAACCAATTATCTCATCTAGACTAGCTCCAAGTGAAGTGTCTGATGGAAACATCAACATTGAAGCACCAACTAAAAAGGGTTTGTTCATTGCAATAGGTGACTGTGCTCCAGCCATTCGGTGTGTATCCCTTGTGTGTGAATCTCCAACGCTGTTCCATTTCTTTTTAACTCTCAGTATTAATCTAACTATTGCTGTCGCAGTGGACGTGTTTCTTCTTGTAACGCTTTTCTTGAGATCATTTACAAGTTTGTCAGCACCCTCTCTTTCGCTTGACTCTTCAAGTATTAAAAGTATCGCATATTCTTTATCATCGGTAACGGATTTTAAAACGCTTACTATTGATTTTTTATATTTATGAATCCATTTAGTCCCCACAATAGCCATTTGTTCGGCAATTACATCTTCTGTTTCCTTTTTCCCGTCTTCTACAATCCAATTTGTTTCAGTTATGGTTATAGCAGGCTCTCTACTTACAAGTTTTTTAATTATTAGTTTCCTGAACGCTCTTGCGAAAGTGGTATTGTCTCCATCATCCAACGCCTCTGCTTCTGCAGTTTTAAAAGCAATGTCTGATTTAAGTGTTTTGAGAATTTCTTTAACGCTTACCTTGCCTCTCAGTAAAGCAATTCTTTCTACCCTGTCATTAATTACGTTCTTAACTTGCTCAATTTCTGGGTATTTAGATTTCTTTCTAAGTGGTTTAGGTATGATTTCCTTTTCTGATCTTACATAATGTTCTTTAAGGATTTTCTCAAGCTGTCTTTGGTCTTCACCTGTAACTGGATTTTGATATACTCCGGCACTTCCATATCTTTTTGCCTTTGAAACTAATCTTGCAACTATTTTCTTATGCCATTTTCTTATATCTTTCTGGAGCTTCTTTTCAAGTCCATTTTTTTGATTTAATACTTTTTCTCTAAGCATCACCATCTCCAAAATCTCCGAAACTTGCTTCCATCTCAATTGAGTCTAAGGTTATATCTGAACTTGAGATTATAACCTTATCACCCATATCGCTATCGGTGTTCTCGTAACCGCCCTTGTTCCTTATTTCGTTAGTGCTGAATGCTTTTGTTTCTCTCAGCTTTTGCATTATACCAACTTGATGATCATTTAAAGCGGGAATATCAAATTCATTAAAAGTAAGTGTGTCACCGTCTATCTTTGAGCGTCTACCTAGTTTTAATGTCAACTGTTCAGCTATATACTCGAATGCTGGGAATACTGCTTCGGAATAAAAGAAAGGAATTGCAACGCTGTAATTGGATTGTGTCATTGAGCTTGATTTAACTATCGGTAAAGGAATGTTGAATAATCTATATACTCTGGTTTCATCAACATCAATTAACTGGATATAGTCCATGTCCTTATTAGTTGTTGACTGACTGACCATAACCATTTTATTAGGCAATATGAGTGCTTTTCCTGCGTTTCCTGACCCTGCATGGTGTCGCCTTAGTGCTTCTTTTATCTTTTCACCCTGCGGTAAATCTATATCACCTTCAGCAGGGGTTAGGATAACGGAAGGGCTTAGACCGTTTGAAAGCATGGATGTATTATGTATATTTCCGTTGTTTATGTGACCTACTTCCTGAACTAGCGGACTTAACTTTGATAATCCTCTCCAATCGTTTCTATATGTTTTAGCGATTATCGGGATCAGCTCGTTAAGTCCCATTTCATCAATATATCTGACAACACCGTTTAATTCTGTTTTGGTATATTCCCTTTCATCGAGAGGGCTTTTAGTTCTTATCAGGTTAGGCATCTTGCCTTTATTAGTGAATGACCCTTCAATGTGGTAGGGTTTAATTGATACTATTTCAAGTGGTGTTTTGTTTATATTCCCTCTTGCCACTATCCACGCTTCGGAAGTCAATTCCAAACTTGTAGCCAGATCAGACATTAATTCTGATTTAGTCGTTTCGCTGGACGGAGCATTTAAAAGTTTTGATAGTTCACTTTCACCTATATCGCCTGATTTATTTTTAGAAACTATGGTAAGACCTGCAACCCTTCGAGCGATTTTATCTATAGCATCGTAAATAACTGATACTTTTTCATAGAATAAATAAGCGTTGGAAGGTGCAATTTTATGTGAGCGGTAACTACCGTAAAGAATATCTCCGTTGTTCTGTGCATAGATTCCTGCAAGCTGTTCTGTAGTTGTTATTTGATTAGTGACTGCCGACTTTTTCTTGAAAGGAAACCACATACAGGCATTTTCTCCAATGAGCACCTAACATAAGTATGGGTATATTTTTTTGATTGTCAAGAAAGTGTAATGTTTATTTTCCCAGATTAACCATAACACAATATAAAACCCTGTCAAGGAAATAATCATTTTATTTTAAACTATCTAAAAGAATATAGGCTCTGCAAGTATTCTGGGCTTTCTAAATGCCATCATTACAGCATCAGCTTTATTTGGTGATTTAGTTCCTTTAGGTTGCTTGACTATCTTTGTTCTCAATCTGCTGTCAGGTTCAAACTCTATTTGTTTCAGCTCTATCATTAAACTTTTGAGGTCTTTAAGGTCTGGGTTAATCGTTATATGGTCACCGTCCCAGCGTCCCTGTTCGTGCAGATAAGCGTTTTCAAATAGCTCTCTTACAGTAAACCAATGCTGAGCACCAAAATTAGAGAATTGATCTTTATTCTTTTTCCCTGTTTCAGCACCCCTTATCCGATATATGGAGTGTTTATGTTTAACCTCTTCACCGTTACTATGCGGGGTAATTGAAGTAATATTCTTGATAAGTCCATCATCTTTTAATCGGTTAAGTTCAGATTTTACGCCCGCACCTACACCGACTGAATCATATATAACATGAGATTGTTTTTCCTTTATAATCGTTGACACCATCTTTCTGGTTGCGTCTCCAGTGTCTCCACCCTGCCAACTTTCTAACTGGATTAACGCTAGACCTTTCCGCACAGCACACGCATGACAATCAGCCCCCTCATCATAAGGATCAATCGCCGTTACAAAATCGCCGTCATTTTCTTTCTTGTAAAGTCTAACTGCTGAATCTATCCATGCCTGAAGTATTACTTTGTTACTGGTATTTATAGAGGGAATTCCTAAGTATATTTCTTTGTACTTTTCATAAGCAACTTTCTTGAGGTGTGCAATTTCCTTTTTCATTGTTTCAGGCAGAAAAGGGTTATCGTAATAATGGATAACAGCTAACTCAGCATCTTCATGCGGTTCTATCATTTCACTTACCGCACACGGACAATCCTGAGCGTTATAGGAATAAATGAGTATAGGCTCGACCTCTGTGCCGTCTGGAAGTTTAACACCCCTTATTGAAGGAATAAGCATATCGAGTTCTTGCTCTGTTGCGGTGCTGGCTTCTTCAAACCAGACATAAGCAATATCATTAAGTCCTTTTACTCCCTGCTTTTTCATGTCTGCTAAAGCGTTCATACCTTTAAAGATTATTTTACCGCCTGTCTTGTTGCTTATGATCTCATTTCTCAGGATCGTATAGAACTGTTCTAAATCTAAATCTTTTATTAATCTCACTAACAATCCATAAACAGAATCGGTGATAGAGTTCTGGACTGAGCGAGTACAAAGAATATTACCCTTACAGTCTATACCTACACTGTCAATAAACCTTCCTATGCTTTCTGACTTTCCTGATGAACGTCCGCCTTTAATAGGTCTATGCTTTTTCTTTGACTGGAATAATATATGGATAAGTTTCTGGGGTATCTGGATAGTGGTGTTCATTTATTCGGCTTTCACTCACCCCTCATATTTACATAAATGTTCTGTACCGTTTCTCTGGAACTTGCAGTCGTTTAAAGTGAGGGTCATTAAAGTATAGAATATTAATAGGAACATTTAGGACTCCTTTAATTAATCTTCTGGATGATCTCTATATTCACAGCCATTCTTTTCAACCTGTACTTCTTCGGGCTTTATTCCTTCAGCAACGATCTCAACACGCCCTTCATCAAACCACGCATTCTTTCTTTCAAGTCCTTTGTCATCTATCTCTGGTGTCAGCATATACTGAGCACACCCATAAAGATAGTCACATTTTGCTGTGATAATTCCTTCAAACCCTGTGATCTTGTCTTTTGCTTTTTTACCTAACTTTTCCATAATTGCACCCATTTTTTAAGTTACTAAATTTATTCAACATTATGCGTTTGCTCCGCCCTGAGATATAACCTCATTTCAGCCTACTCCTTTAAGCATAGCAAAAGATACCTGTTTAACCGCTTCACCTGAACACTCAGGGCAAGGCTGGGGCTTAAGGTAGTCTTTCATAGGGACGAGCTTTTCAAAGCTGTTACCGCAGGCAGGGCAGGTATAGTCATAGATAGGCATTACTTCTTTTCCTTCTTTTCTTTGTCCTCTTCAGGGGATACGCCTATTACTGTTATGTTTACTCCGCCCTTGTCTATCTTGTGTTTGTTGTCCACCTCAGTCTTTTCAAAGTACCCTCTATGCTTGCCCTTTGTTTTAAGGTAAAATATCTGTGCAACTATGTTTCCTTTGTCAATGTTTTTCTGTAGTTTATTCTCACAGTTATCAAGTAAACCCTCTTCTATAGACTCGCATTCCTTTTTATAGTCGCCGAAATTGTCGAGCCAGTTATAATGTGTCTGTCTGTCTATTTTAACCGCCTCACAGGCTTTTGTAACGTTATATCCGCTATCTGTTAGAGCTTTAATCATTGCCTTTCTTTTAGCCTTATACCGATCTCTTTTAACCTTTTTAACCACAATTACCTCCATAAAATACTCTTATTAACCACTTCTGACAGTAATTATACAGCTTTTGAATGTTATTTGTCAATTTCTTCCACCTCAAGAATTATAATTAACTAATCAAGCTTAGATTATTTGGTGGGGGTTGTCAAGTTAAGGGTCTTCCTTTTGGTCTCCATATTATAGCCTTGAACTTTTCAGCATCAACTACTATCTTTTTCCTGTCATTGCAGTGGTGAGCAAGGTGGGGTTTTTTTGCTATTCTTAGACGTATGGTGGTTTGGTGCAGTCCGGTATCCATGCTCATTTCTAGTATTGATCTCATTGTTTCCTCAGTTAAGCATTCTTCTTAAAGCTTCTTTTGAATCGCTACTTAACATCATCTCCAGTTCGTGCATTGAAGATCCTGAATTTGTGAATCCCTCTATAAATTTATTCAGCATTTTAGCACTTGGTGGAACAGTCCCGCCAAAAAGACATCTGCCAAGGCTTTCTTTGTCTTTATCAGTTAGCTGGTGAACATAATCCTCAAGATTTATCGAAACATCCAATTCAACATAAGCACTCATTTTACACCTCTAAATTAATCTGTTTATAATTTCGCATCTAAAGCTTTTCTTTCTCTCTTAGCTTTCTGAATTACTTTAAACTTTCCGTATGCTTCCGATTTAGGCTGTGTTTGTCCTAATCCTTTGCACCAGTAATCATTTCTGAGTATTGTCTTGCACATTCTACGCCACGAAGGTGCCCAGCACTTACTTTCTAATTCTGTTGGTGCCTCTTCTGGAATAGTTGTATAGCCTCTATCTTGCCACCCTGCTATGAATTTCTTGAATCTTCTATAATAGTGATCTCTTGTCTTTTTTGGCATTGTCTGGAGTAACATATTGCAAAAACTTTTCCATGTATGCCCTGCTGGTTTGAATACTTTATTATATCCTGACACGTTCCCGTTTTCCTGTACGTACATAGCTCCAGAATTTACTCCATTGACTCTTGCTATC